TTACCCCTCCCCACTAAATTTAGATAGTAGCGTAAATAGAAGAGTTAGGAAGCATCAAGTTGATAGCCTCATAACATTCGATTCTTGCAGTAACCATGTTAGTTACGAAGTTGTTTTGATCTTCGTAAGATAACTCAATGTTCAAACCGTTCACCTCTACACGCTCAATAAATGAGTTGTCAAGTACCAAAGCACGGTTATTAGGAATCCAGTTAACGCCAACGATAGGCACGCCAACAAGATTCAAAGCACCGTTTGCACCGATACCTAAAGAACCTGCACCGAGGTAGTAACCATTGGTGAAAGATTCAATCAGCAAAGTGCTATAAGTAGCATTGCTCACGAAGATTACAGAAGGACTGAAATCAGCAGCACGCTGATTACCAATCAACTGAATTAAATCTCCGAGGTTGGTAGATGCAGAAGTGGTAGTTACACCAGTAGAGGCAGCCGATACGGTAGAGAAGAAAGAACTATTCTCTGCCTTAAAGAAATCACGAGTCAACAAACGTGGTAACGTTTGGCTCATGAATGGCAAAGATGCAAGCATTTGGCGGCTAAACTTGCTGAATCCGGCAATAAACTGATTAACAGTCTTAACCTCGGTCAGAGAATAGTTGTTTTCTTGCTTGAGTGAACCTTCAAGTTGTGCAGCGATGTTGTTCGCATTACCAGTAGCCTCACGATAGGTTACATACAAACCTGTAGGGCTTTGAACGGTAGGCACGAAATCACGCATATTTACCAACTGCGCAGGTTGGGTAGCTTGGCGGCTATTGTAAGTAGCAACGCTATCACCGGAAAGGTTAGTGGCCAAAGTAATAGTCTTTACTTCGGGCATCTCAATCAGAACACGGCCGTTCTTTTTGATTTCGGCTTCGATGTTACGGCCTTCTAACTTCTCGGATAATACTTCGTTGAAACTCTTTGCAGAATCAGGATTGCCGGCTTTTACCTTAGTGGTAAGGGCATCAAATTGATTTTGCATAACTCCTTTGAACTCGGCAAGGTCAGCAGCAGAAACTACTGAATCTAATTTGCTCTTAAGTTCGGTAACTACTGATTTAGCCTCGGCCGCATCAGTTTTTGCGTTGGCAGAATTTGCCAATACTTGCGTAAGATTATCTCCAATGGATTTTACCTCCGCAGCGATTTGTTCGTTTGTCATTTTAATGATTTTAACGAGTGATTAAATTGTTTGAGTGCTTCAAATACTATTGCATTCGTATCCGGCTCGACTGCTTTCGCTGCGGGTTGAGTGGTTAAATCTGAAATTGCTTTCTGTATTTGTTTTATTTCTATCTCTAATAAAGAGAAAGTTTCATCTGTAAATGTGCCATGCTTAAACGCCTTGAGTAGTTTTTCTAACCTACCGTTCAGCGTTTCCTGCACCTCTGCTTGTTCCATTCCTTTGTACATGGCTAATGTAGGCGTTTCGGGGTTGGCTGCCCACAATACCGCACTACCCTCGTATAACATCAATTCTTTGATTGTGCGGATGCCTGTAGAATTATCCATTTCGGATTTGATAGTGCTAAAACCGATTGAGTGCTGATTGATTAGATTAGCCTCATATAATTTCAGCATATCCTCCCCCATTTCCGTTTCTATAATTTCAGTAACGGCAATAAGTGCATTCCCTTCCACGTATAATTCTTTCGGCTTACCTAATGCGTACTTCATTGAACTTTTATGGTCAACCAATGACCATATCAGATTCTTACCAAGCGGCCCACGTTCCTGTATAGTCTTTGTAAATGCCTCCGGTACAATCACATCATTATCTAAATCCACATTGCCACACATAGCCCATACCGTTTTCACGTTACGTGAACGCACATCCATATCCTCGATGCCGTTGCTAATATCTTTAACCTGGTAATGCTTCATTTATCAAAGTTTGTAATTGCAAAAATAAGGTGTTATTCCATAGGTTCAACATATCGCCTGCTGGCCCACGTAACCCACCTTGTATATCTACAGGTTTTCCATTGCTATCTCTTACTACTTCGAATCCTACCGTGCATCTACAATTACACACGTTACCTGCGCTGCCGTTCGGGTCTCCGGGGAACTCCATAATATCTATGCTGCGTAAACCGGGAACGGTAAACGGCTCATCTATTCGTGTAGTCTTTCCATCCATGTGTAGATGGTCATAATCATTGCGGGGTATTCTACGTGTGCGGTCATCGGTTATAGCTATCCATTCTTTAACGGTTAGTAACCCAGTTGATACCGCCCCAAGCATTGCACCTTGATTAGCTGCTCTTGTTGTTTCAGTACGTGCGATTAATTCAGCCCTGTAAATATTGATGCCTAATTTCTCAATCTCTTTCATCATTTGCAATATGCTCCACCCTTCTTGCATACCCTGTATCAATACTTTGCGGATAGTTTCCTTCGTAGTAGATGTAATGCCGTTGACTAAACTTGTTAGCCCTTGTTCTAAAAATAGTTTTATAACTGCCGCCCATCTTTGTTCAGGTGTCATGGAATCCTTTACACCTGCCGACTTGCGTATTTTGTCATAGTTGTACTTAGCCATTGTGATACCTGCATCGTTGTGCAGTTTGCGGATGTACTGCTTTAGCTTTTCCTCATCCGGCTGCTCACCTTTGAGTAGTGCCATACATTGCTTATCCAACTCACGCTTGATAAGCACCCTGTATCGTTTGCGATATGCGTTATAAAGTTGGCGGTACATCAATAGGCAGGTTAGTGAAATCATCAACGGGTGTCAAACCTTGCGGAATATACAACTTTTGATAATCCTCAATCGGTACATTCGGATCGGGTGCAAGTCCCTGTATTTTTAGTTTCTGCTCAGGCGTTAACCACCATGCAGTATTTAACCATGTACTTTGCTCTGCCCTGTTTGCTTCAAGTTCGGAGTAGATGCTCATGTCAAAGTCCACGAATATATCGCTACCCTTATACCCCCAGTCGGTTTGCATCTTGCGGTTAATGTTATCACGAATGGCAGTTAGTTCCGGTAACACCGCCCGAATGGTTAGTGATTTCTCTGCTTCCTTCATATTGTTGTACGTAGCAGCATCGGTATTACCCAGTAGCACCGGAGGTACACCATAGATTGAACATAGTGCCTCCTTATCCCATTTCTCCGCTTCTATTAATTGTAAGTCCTTCGCAGGTAACCCAATCTGCGCCCATCCTACTTTGTAGCCCGATACGGCTGCGCTGCCATGCTTTGCGGCCCCTGTGTTCGCTGATATTTGCATCTTGAGTGCCTGTGCTTGTTCGCTGCCGGATAAAGGGTCAAAGCGTTGGTCATCCATGTATAACACCCCTAACGGCCCCATGTTATCGAACATCGCTACGGATGCCTCCTTGCTTGCATTGGAACGTGTCAGTACCTTAGATGCAGCACGTAGCGGTGATAATCCGTACAACTGCCCTCCGGTCGCATTCCATTCGGGGTTGAAGTATTTATCATGCAGAATCTCAATAGTATTGAAAGGGATATACTGCCCGTAGTAAAGTTGATAGGCTACCTTCTTTGGGGGGAACTGCTCAATATCTACTTTGATTGCCATGTATTGGGATGGCAGCATATAAAGTTCTAACGGCTTGCCTCTGTTTACTGATTCCTCACCGACCTGCTTTGCATACATGAAAGCATTGCCTGTTATCTTCTTAAACCCGACCCATTGCTCTATAATGTCGCTCCATGTATCTTCAGAGTTCGGGTATTTGAGTAATTCATTCAGCCTGCTATCGCCTTCGTATATCTCGAATGCCTCTTCTTTCAGTTCCTTCAGTTTGGCATAGTCAGTAATAGCATCCGGTTGCTGCATCTTAGCCATGTAGCGCTTCTGCGCTGCTTTATTCTTTACACGGTACACAAACCATGGCGCAACCTTTGCTTTTTGGGTTATCAGCGTAATGATGGCATACACTAAATCATTGCCTATGTAACTATCCCGAACTATCTCTGCTTGATTCTGCCCATCCCACGTGAGTAACCCACGCTCTACCGACATTTGCATAGGCATCTTAGCGGGTGCCGCCTTACGATTAAGAAAATCGAATAAACCCATATTAAAATGATTTATACAAAATTACACCGAAAACCCTTACCATACCGCCACCTTGAACGCTGGCTTATGTAGGTGGGTGAATATGGCATACCGCATCGCATCAAGGGCATCATCTGATTCCTTTACAGGTTCATCAATCACATTATCGTTTTTATCCTTGCGCCATTTGTAGGATTGCAGTTCACGAATGATGTCTTTGCTATCCTTGTGTACGAATAACGGATATGATTTCACTTTCAGTATCCCTGCCCATACTTCTTTGTTTGCAGTTTGTGCGTTGATACCGCCCCTGTATAATTCCTCAATGCTTTTCGGTTCGGCTGCATCGCAGTACACGGGCTTGCGGTCGCTGATATGATCCTTTACTTCCCTGCTTATTTCAGATGGGGTTAATCCGGATTTGTAAATCAGTTGCTTTACATAATTTGCCCCCTGGTAATGGCATACCTTGACAAGCGCAAGCGGATGCACATAACCGAAGTCTAATCCATAGAATATATCGCCCCCTTCGGGTAACTCATCTGTTATTTGCCATTGGGTATAAATAATCTCCTTCGCTGCACCACGCTGACCCAGTCCGTAAACTTTCCACATGAAATCATCGGGTAATGATTTGTAGCTTTCTATCGTATCAATCTGAATCTGCGAAAGGTTACCGAGGTTATTAAGATAGGTTGAATGTATGCGTTTGTTGATTGGGTTATCCGATACTTCATAAACCCAACTAACGAAGTCTGCAGGATTCCAATCTAAGAATATCTTACCCGTTGTACGCATTGCCAGTTGGTCAAATAACGCCTTACGTATGAGGTTGGCTTCATTAACAAATAGTATATCTCTTCCCGGCCCCCTTGCTTTGCCCTCATCTTCAAGTCCAAATAGTTCGATGTAGCTTCCATTATCAAATCGGTAGATAAAATCGGTGTAGCTGAATTTCTTGTCATCCCACAAATGCCATTCCTCCATGATTGTTTTGAAATCCCTGTATGCCCCACGTTTGATATGAGGTAAGGAGTGCGATACAATAGAGATGCGGATGTTTTTCGCATTCTTATCGGCTGCGATGGAGATAAGGAGTTGTACTATAGAGTAACTCTTGCTACTACGTGAGCCACCCTCATTACAGATTATAGGGGCATCGCTATGGTATGCTGCTACGTTTTCGTAAAATACCGGGGTTGCTCTAATCTGTTTTAATTCCACAGGTCTTAAATTCAGTTAACGTACAAAACTCCTCTTTAGTCTTTTGCAGAACCGAGTAAACATTCCACCCATCATTATAATTGCCCATAGCAGCAACGCTACCAACAGAGATAAGGTTATAACCGCAGATTGCAGCCAGATTACGATAGAACTCTTCGGTGTAGTATTGGAATCCATGTCCGGGCCAGTTGCCTGTTTTGGGGTTTTCGGAGATGATATAACCTCCGAGTTTAACGAGGTTGTGTTTATTTTTCCAACAATTGTATATGGCTTTAATGTCGTGTTTCCCGTTGGTGCCAACGTGTTCGGATGTGCCGGCATCCACCAGTAAATCAAACTGCTTGCTGAACTTGTGAAGTACGGATAAGTCCAACGGGGTTGAGCCGTTCTCACCCGATATATCAATGGCTTCGTAATCTTTGCCTGCATAGTAAGAATCTTTAGTGTAAGGGGCGGGTAATGGTACCCGGTAATCGTTTTGCGCTCCGAGGTCTACCACCGATTGTATGTGTGGCAAGTAGGGGTCTATTATGCGTGTTGTTTCGTGAGTGTAGCCCATATTATTTCTTTAGATGTACCACTATATCCCTGTGGTCGGGTGTTAGATTGCGGCTAACAATTTTGAATTTATGTTTCATTATATCCACCGTTCTATCATCTTGGTAGAAGTGTCCGATTAACATTCTATCTCCTAACTTGTACTTGCTCCAGTCATCGAAGTCGGGGAACTCTGCTTTCAGTTTATCAAAGTTACTAATCATTATCACACAATCACTGCCCTTTTTCATCACTCTGTAAATAGATTGCAGATACTCTTTGATGGCATCATTTGAGAAATGGCAAAACACACCGTAGCTAAATACGAAGTCGATTGAGTTGTCCAGTATGCCTGTGCATTTGTAATCTTGGTTATCTAATTCCTTGTATTCTAAATTATGGTATATCACTCCGGCATGTAGGGGAATAACATCAATACCGATAACCTTACTGAAAGTATGCGATAATTCTTTAGTAAATACACCTCCGCCGCACCCTATTTCTAAACAGGTTTCAACACCACCAAACGGATAGATAATTCGGTTAATTACTTCCTGTATGCCTATCCCATAGGTAAACGCTTCGTAATATCCGCTCTTACCCCAAAAGTTAATGAATTGCTCTTTGGTGAAGTCCATAACTAATCCTTTACCCCCCAGTTAATAAAATAAGGTTCAACAGGTAGATAGTGCCGATATGCTAACCCTCCGTAAGGTTGCACCGGAATCCCTGCTAAGTTCATCAATCCGGATAATAACGCCTGGTCATGTCGGCTGCTGATATATTGCGGATTAACTGATTCATTGTGATGAAAGCAATTCTCCTTCGCTCCCTTTATCCATTTTTCAAAGATAGGCATAGTCTTGGGGTGGTCAAAGTCAAACACAATGCAACACGCCATAATTTGATACATGGTAATCACATCCCTATAGCTATTTAGCCCTAAGAACTTGATTTGATGGTCGGGTATGTACTTGTGAAGTGGATGCCCCTCGTTGTTCCATGCTACTATCCCATGTTCGGCTGCTAACGCCCACAACGGATCGGGATTCTGGTGTACCCGGATTGTGGAATCGCACCAAATAATTTTCCGGTATCCCATCTCAAGTGCCTCAGCAACCATAAACGGCTTGAACTGATACGGCATATTCTGGTGATTCCATGACTTGCCCCATCGTTCGGTATCAGGCCAGTCTCCGAGGTGAATCTTGCGCTCAAGGTATTCATCCACATACCCATCCACACTACGAAGGTGGGTATCATAGTCGGGTGCCTTGCGGTCTATACTTCTGATTAGTCCTAATTGCGCCTCGTTGTAGTTCTCCCTGCCTGTGGATGATAGGGATACGATTACTTTACCGGATGTTTTCATATTACTTTTGTTTTTCAAAATAGAACAACCCTTCAAATGGCTTTATATCAATCATTCCATAATCAACGGCTACATTGTTAATGTATATGTTTTCAAGTCTTTTATGCAGCCCTTTCATAGATAACCTAAACTGCTCCACATTGTCTGCTCTTTTGTAGTGGTTACAACTTCTACATGATGGCATAAGATTACTGAAATCGTGTATGGTATCATCATTTGCAGACCATCTTGGTTTCATGTGGTCAACCTGCATTTCTTTTATCGTTATTTCCTTGCCACAATAACCACAATGACCATTATATTTTTGATGCACCTTTATTCTATCTACCTTGCCCATATTACATTTTCTAAGTTAGTTAATAAGCACTTCGTTAACCCTGCCTTATTGCAGTAATCTTTGATTAAGTGAAATAAGTCTACGTTCCCATTATGCTCAATACATACCATCTGCGTATGCTTTAGGTTAATTTGTTCTAGTATCTCATAATCTACCCCCTCGGCATCAATAGAGATGAAATCAAAGTATTTGAATGGGGAGTTATGTATTAGTGAGCGGTAAGTCCACACCTCTGTCATTCGCTCTTTGAACTCCGTACCCGGCCATCGTTTTAGTTCGGTTTTTTTGATTGTACTAAGCAGCGATACATCTCCCTTGCCTAAGTGGTTGCCCATCTCATGGAACGTACAATGCCCATCTGTTTCGCCGATTGCTACATTGAACTTGTGTACCATAGGATTGGCTAAGATTCGGTTGAACGCTTCCTCGCTCGGTTCTACCAGTACACCGCTCCAACCCTGTTGCTGCAATGCGTAGGTATTGGATAGGGTTACCCCATCATTCGCACCAATGTCAAGGAAGAATCCTTTGCGGGATTGGAAGTATGCGAGGATTATGTCCTGCTCGTTATTTTGGGAGTATCTCATTTGCCGTAGGTTTCGGTGTAGTATTGTTTTGCTAACTTATCTGCAACTTTATCATGTTCTCCATCTCCTTTTTTCCACGCTGATTCTATCTGCTGCCTGTTTAGTTCTTTGGCTTCATCAAATGCTTTAATCAATTTTAATTCCGTTTTTGTATCTACTGTGAATGTAAGTATTTTGGGAAGTTGATTCCAAAATATCTCAACCGCTGTCTGTTGTGCCATGTTATTTGTTTTTAGTTTTGCAGAACGACCTTAACTGTTGAACCATCAGGCATAAATGCAGGAACAGGAACTACATTTCTTCGCTTACCTGTGTAACCGCACTCGTGGCATCCACTATTTCCGTGATTACAGCCATATCCATCCGAACAATCACAACTACATCCGCTACAAGGTGCTGTGTACCAAAATGGATATGATAGTTCACCATTCCATTCTTGCCATTTATGCCTTTTATCTAATTTCAGCAATTTAACAGCTTCATCCACCGAAGAAAAATGTGCCATAGGTTTATAGTTGCTATCAGGGCAACAAGCTAAATATGGCTCACCTTTTTTATTTAGCCCAATGGTGTCTGTGCTTAATTTACCGCATCCTGTACATTTCATTGTCTGTTGTGCCATGTTATTTGCTATAATTTAATTTGTAATATTCCTCCCCTGTCATTTCCTTAAAGTTAGGTTTTGATGCCCTAATTATCTTTCTGCCGTGCGCCTTTGCTATCTGCTCTGCAAACATCTCATTTGCCTGATTAACTATCTCCTGTTTCTTTTCGTTGTATGCCTTCCATCCCAACTCACTACATTCCTTTTCAATTTCGCTTAGCTTATCAGATAACCATTGTGTTGCAGGTTGTGCCATGTTATTTGTTTGTTCTAAATTGATAGTGATATAATTCCTTATCTATCTTCACCTCTGTCTGTATTAGTTTGGCATTGTGTATAGCAGTAGCCCACGCATAATCCTCACCAATACGTATATCCATGAAAGGGAACGCCAGAGCTATCTCCCTTCTAATGGGTACAATATGGTTCGGATACCTGTAATAAGCCCCGCCCTTCGCCTCATAGCCGTAATCCTTACTTATGTACCACTTACGCTCATCCCTGCCATCTGTGGTCATTGTACCGTTAAATACGATAGCATCCGGATTACTCTCGGCTGCCGTTAGGATGTCTTTAACGTACGTACTGCTCACCATGTCATCATCATCAATGAATACCACGTACTTTCCCTTACTTCGGTGTAGTAGTAGGTTACGTTTACGGCCTGTTGACATTGCACCGTTATCTGATTCGGTTAGTATCTCAACCTCTGGTGTGCGTTGCGGTGTAAGTACCTGTAGCAACTGCGATAGGTAGCCTATGCGTTGGGGTAGGGTGCAAATTAGGATGGATAGGGTCATACGTTGTGTTTTGGGAATCCGGCTTTACTCCGCCGGATATAGGTTATCTCATCCGCTCTATAAAACGATTGAGTATGATTAAGCAACGCATCTACAGGCTCACCGGTCCATGCCGGGTGGTAGTGGTCAAATATCCGCTTATCTACGTATTTATACGCATTTATCTGCTTCGCCACATCCATAGCCTCGTTATCGCACCACAGGGATTCGTATTGGGGATGGTATATGTACCCGAATCTATCATAGTACGTTCTACCCATGATACTCATTGTAGGTAGCAGGTGGTTCACCCTGCCATCCGGAAAGTGGATGAATAGGTCTAAGTTACCCTCAAATGCGTTGATAATGTCAATATCGAAACCCTGCTTAAGAAATCGCATATCATCGGACATATTCACAACTATATCCCCCTGCCATCCTTCCATGCCCCGGTTGATGGCGTGTACCTTGCTTTTGGATTTACCCATTGTGATAAACACATTAGGGAACTTTAGTAGGTCGGATAACTCATTTGAATTGAGCGTAACGGTATCATCATCATCTACGGTTAATCCTACGGTGTACTTCTTAGAATGAGAATATGCCTGAATGGTAGCGAATGCAGCAGCCATCTTCTCCGGTCTGCTGCGTGTGGCAAAGTTGTAATGTATGTGCATGGTTTCTGCTCGTGTTTCACAAAGATAGCAAATATCTTTGGAGTGATTCATCTGCAACCTGCACTTTTGTTTTCCACAATAAACACACAATTTATACAATTGGATGGGATTTGGTGTCGGGGATAATCTGAATAATGGTAGTCGGCATTGGGTTGTCGGGATCGTTGGCAACCTGTAGCGGGATGAGTTTGGATGCCAGGCGGTAAAATTCTGTCGGGTTTTGCTCTCCCCATTCCAACATATTAACCCCTGGCTTAAGTTGCATTTCGTGGAAGGCATCAGTAATAACCTCACGTACCGAACGGGTGAAATGATTAACTGCCCCTTTTGTTCTGCCTCCAGTCTTTTTTCCCTTTGCCATCTAAAAACCTCTATTTAATTACAAAGGTACCCATATTTCAGACTAACTACCAAATTCGCAGATATTCGCGGTCAAATTCGCAGATAACTTATTGATAATCAGTCAAATTCGCAATATTCGCATATTTCTCGCACCTCCTTAGGAATATAGAGTATTATGTATAGATATATAATATTATTATTTCTTTGAAATTTCTGCGAATATGCGAATATGGTTAGTTAGCCTATGGTAATCAATTAGTTACAAATTCGCAGTCGGTGCGAATATTGCGAATATTTATACTGATAACCTAATGCTAATTTGATTTTGTAATATGTAATCAAAATATTGTAACTTTGAAATTGTAATATATAATCAAATGGAAAAGCAAAATTTAAGAGGTGGTAAGCGTACTGGAGCAGGCCGGCCACGAAAGTACAATGATAGTAAAGTGATAAGCATTAGAGTTGAAAAGCAGTACATTAATCAGGTCAAAATGCAGGTAATGCTTACCCTTGCAAAACTCCGTAAACGTGATTATAACCATGATGGTGAAGCCAACGATATGGTATAGTTTATCGCTCACAAATGTTGGGTATTACCCCCAAATTGGGCGTAAATGGGTATAAAAAACCCCCGATGTAGAAACACCAGGGGAAACCAAAACACCACATGAAATATTATCTCAGTTGGTTATGTATTGTAACCAACTCACATTTTCTCATACTGCCCATGCGCAACCCTCTTTACCACCCTTGCAAAGTCAGCCCTACGCATAGCATCGAAGAATCTCTTAGGCTTTATGTTCAACCTAATACATAGCAAATCTACCTCCTTTGTTGTAAACTTTGGCGGTAGGTTATCAACTAACAGGCGAAGGTCAGCAGGTAGGCCAGATTCCGTTTCAGCACATAACTCACTAATTATGGATATCGTACTCTCCGCATAGTACCTATACAGGTTATATGCTTTGTTAACTATCTCCACGGTTATAACGGGTTTTAGTACGTTTTGGCATATAGCTACCACATGGCACATCCGTGGGAAGTATGCGCTCATTTTAGCTTCAGCACCCATTATGTATTGCTCTGCTTTACCTGCCATCCGGCTATTGGCATCCGCTAAATTCTGCCTGTAGAACTTAGTGTATAGCGTTTTCGCTTCCGGTGTAATCTCAATGCGTATAGGCGCACAATCCCCGGATGCAAATTCTTTGTTAATGCGGTAAAGGTGAGTTACCAATTCTTTCCACTCCTTGCACATTTGCCGGCCACCGCTAAATGGGTCGGCATCTTCATTCAGTTTTATGTAATCGGATTTAACCATAAGGAAACGTGAGGCGAATCCAGACTGAATCTTATCAGCACCGAAAATGTGCGCTAACCGGGATGGCTGCGTACCCATAAGAAGAGATATGTTAAGGGATTTCACTACCCTTTCTTTCTCCCGATCCGCTCGGATTTGGGTGTACCTGCCACCGGTGAATGCTTGGGTAAAGAATGATATGGCATCGTTATTCGCTTTGTGCGCCCCTGCGTTTAGAATAGTTTCGGCTTCATCATGGTAAACACCCATCCCTGCCTCCTGGTCTTGCATTAAGGCGATATAGCCCTCGGTGGTGCCATCTACTGCGAATGGGTGAAATCGTTTGGGTTTAGGCTTGCTGAATGATTCCTTATTTACGTTGGCTGCTGCTTTCTCAATCAGCCAGTTATCCATCGCTAATTTGAAGGCTGCATCTTCCGATTTTAGTAAGTCGGCTAATGGTTCCTCACACATAGCTTTAAATGCCGGAGTTTTACCCACCGATACTGGGGCAATCATTATGGCAAATACGATGTTTTTTACATTATGGAAGTCCGATGTATAGCAGTTGCCTGCAAGCGATGATATAGTCCATATTCCGGCGGTAGCGAGAAACTCTGGACATAGGCTCATTTCAGTTGCTACTTCGTGCAGCGAATTGTTAATAAGTTGTGGGAAAATACTATAAGGGTAACCCTGTTCTACGGGTTCAATGCCTATGTGTTTGAGTACTGCGTTCCAATCCCTGCCTAAGTGATAGAACAGAATAAACGATGGCGGCAAGCACCAGACAGGATATTGCTCTTTGTTATGCCAATGGGGAAAGTTGCTCATGGATGCGCTGAATATCATAACCCTTCGTGCATTATAGTACACTTTAGCGGAGATGCCGGCCGAATCACTACCCTTGCGCCTGTAGGCCTGGAACTTATCATTCTTGCCGTAGCGGTAGCCCTGTATAGGCAGCAGCCCTATTGATTGCAGAATAGTGTCGAACGCTTCATCCGTAATGGACTTGTCAAATTCTGCCAACTGCGATTCATACCCCGCCGGGTAGCTGATTGCTTTCTTACTCGGATCGTACTTGGGTTTATATTCGTTAAAGTATTGTGAAACTTCTATTAGGTAGTTATACTCCGATTCGGTTAACTCCTGCACATCCTCCATACTTTGGTGAAATTCTGTATAGCCAGGGGTTGGAAATGTGTAAACTACCGGGCCATTTGAATACAGGGCGATTACCTCGTTACCCTCGGGGGATTCAGCGAGGGGTGTTTTGTTGGGTAGTGCTGCGTAGTTCAACCATACGTGATACCCTGCGTTGCGGGTTTGCTCGATGAATACCTTGCTAAAGATTTCCGGTGCCTCATTTGTTATGATTGCCATCCATTTGCTGAATAGTTCTTTATCCTTAGTATTCTTTAGGTCGAAGTCAAGGCAGCCGTAGTTATTGCCTGTGAGTATCATCAACCCATTATCCGTAGGTCGTAGATGCAGGTCATCCGGATTAGACCAGTTGCGGTGTGATACAGGTTGCTTAGTTTCTGCATCCCATTGTATAGGGATGACTTTGAGGCCGAGTGATTGGTAATCGGTGTATTGGTGCATGGGTGGTGGTGGTTATAGGGTGTCAAATATATTTAGATAATAGCAAACTACCATCATTGTGTTTGAGATTAACTAACTATTGAATCAAATAACGTAAAGAATTGTTCCGGTGTAGATATAAATTCATAGATTCCCCCTGCCTGTCTTTCTTTTTTTTGCTCATCTAATTGATACTGCGATGCTTTATCTTTCCCAACTTTTATTTCTATCATAATGCTTCTGCCTATTCCGTTCTTATCCCGAATCGTAGCCGATATATCAGCAGTACCCTTCCTCGTTGCCGATGGGATAAACTTCCCGTTAATCTGCCGGCCCATTGTATTAATCCGTGTAGCACGGTATCCAGACCAGTTAAGGAAGTTGATTATGAAAGTTGTCAGCCCATTAGACTTAGTAACCAAAGGCGTTGGCGGCCCGGTGTAGAATCCATCCTTTACCACATTCGGGGTACGCTCAAGGGTGTAATTGTAATGGGCGGTGTTATAGCGTTGCTTCCAGAGGGGGTGTTGTTTCATTAGAATAGGGTTGATTGTGAAAGGTATGGTTGTAGTCTTTTGTTTGCCATTTCGGTGTATTCAGTTGATATTTCAGATAATACCCAATTACGCTTCCATTTATGAGACATTTTAGCAGTTGTACCCGAGCCACCAAAGCAGTCATAAACAATATCTCCTTCATTGCTCCAACTTAAAATATGGTCTTCTGCAAGTTTTTCAGGAAACATAGCAGGGTGCAAAAAAGCAATATCATCACGGGTAGTATTTCCTTTCCCTGTTGCATATTCCCAATTATTAAACCTATACCCAAACTCCTGTACATTAATCAATTCTCTTTCTTTAATAGTTCCATCTTTTTTACGCTCTGATGTTTTACCCCATGAAGTAGAACCGCCCCATTTATTTTTTCTATCCTTTAATAAATTAGCAGTTTTAGGCTCTGACTTGCTGAAAATAAACATATACTCAAATGATTGAGAATATCTTTTATCACCAGTTGCAGCCGGAAAACTTGGTGTTTTACTATAAATCATTGTGTCATGTAAATTAAAGCCGCATTGCATAAAAAATAATGCTTGTCTAAATGATGTACCTGTTTCGCTGCCATTAATTGTTGCATCGCCAACTATCCATACTAATACTCCACCAACTTTTGTAATACGATATAACTCTTTTGCAATATCTTCAAACGGAAAAGAGTATCCTTGGTAATCTCTCAAATTATCGTATGGAGGTGATGTTACAGTTAAATCAATAAATTTATCTGGTATCCTATTCATTGTATCAATACAATTCTCATTGTATATTTTATTTAACTCAATCATAGTAAGCTATTCTTATTCTTGTCAAGATTAGTAAGTTGCTTCCCCACCTTATTCGGCAGCGGGTATATCCGTTCAAATTCCTTATTCGGCATCCATCGGTTATTAACCCAATGGTATAACACCCCATTGCGGATTGTGGCGGTTGTGTTTAGCCGGAAGTATTTTCTTTCGATGTATTGGTGGATGGTCATGGTTGCAAAGTTAAGGGAGGGGTTAATGTGTCCCCTCCCTGGTGAATTAAAAGGGTAATCCGGAATCTTCAATAGTTTCCTGTACCGGTGCTGCTTGTGCAGTTGGTGCCTTAAAGTTCCCAATATACTGCTTTTTTTCCTGTGCATCCCTTTGCTCCTTAGTCTGCGAAACTTGAATGCTGCCAATGTTTCCGTACTGATCGGCGGTGTCGTTCACCCATAGGGTAAGGTTAAGATACTTCTTACCATTCTTAGCCTCGGTAATTTTCTCTTTCGGGATGTCTGATAGGCAGATGCTGCCTGTGTAGAATGTAGCCATAATAAGACTGGATATAGGGAGCCAGCGCCTTTAAGAACCACCTACAGGACTCGAACCTGTATCTCCCCATCTTGTATGAGGACGTTATCCCAAGTCGGTATTTATTCCCGATTACGCCAAGGTGGTTGCCGTTGTTACTTGTTGAGTTCTGCGATTAGGGCATCGGCTGCTTCAACAGACCAACGGGAAATTTCATCATCTTTTATACCAGTTTTAGCATTATTTACTAAATACCCTTGCATTGCCATTGCTGCAAAGTATTCACGTTTGCTTAAACCCTTAATTACACAAATATCTGAATGATTAATCGGGAATGGAAATGCTGCATCTTTTGCTTCTTTTTCTAATGCTTCTATTTTTTCTTCGTATGTCATAATCGTACTATTTAAGCGTTACCGCTACACTCGTGGTAGAAGTTTTCGCAGGTGGATAATGTGTTTCTACTTCGCCTGTGGATGCCAATACTACGGTTAATCCGGTTGTGGGCAAACCCTTATGATAGCTTTCAAGTATCTTTATTTTATCCTGTGTTTCGGATAGTAAATCAACCAATGCATCTAATTCGCTGCTACCGCATACTGAGTAATCATACTTAACCCCCACCTCCCGAATATCAACCTTTGCATTGTGATACTGAAATGATTTACCGTGTTTTTCTGCATCATCCAGTACGATAGCCTTGTACGCAGGCATTGAGGTTAATTGCTTAACTACTTCCTCTATGCATTTCATTCTGATGTGCAGTTCCATAGGGTTAATGCGGCCCTCTAATACTTCCTGGAATATTTCACGTACAACCTGTGTACGCTCTTCCTTAGTAGTGTGGTTAAATTTAATCAGTTCCATTGTCGGTAGTGTTTAAAAGGTTAAAGGTATTTTGTTGTGCTTCGGTTAGTTGGCATTCGGTACGTACCCAATCGTAAACGGTTACGGTGCTGCCTTTGATACATTCGCCATCTTGAATTTTTACGATAGCTGATTGGAATTGTTCATCCGTTAGAATGCGTTTGGTTTTCCAAGTATCGGCAGCAATGTCGTAAATGCTGCCATTAATACCTACTGATTCCATTTCCTCCGGTACGTACACAGGCCCTGCAAATACATCTGGAGTGTACCACTTAACACCGTTTGACATCGCCCGTGCGAATAACATATTTCGGGGGAATTTGTCGGTATTTTTAGTTCCGGCTTTCTTTGCATCTTCGATAGTGAAGGTTGATGTGCCAATCATTTCAGCACCTTCATAGTAATCAATAGAGCATACTTTATCTGTTTGCTCCGTTACTCGGTAATTGTACTTACCGGATGCTTTCACCATAGCAGCCATAACGCCCGCCCCAATAGTAGGCTTACCGCTAATAATGTGGATACCGGACATTGCCGCAAAAGGTGCGATACCCAACTCAGCACCTGCTTGAATTTTTACGATTGCTTGAGCAGCGGATTTGATGTCGGGAAACATTCCCGATTCCGCAAACGCCTTACCGATGCT